CATTTTATTAAAAAAATTCGGGGAAATATAAAATTATTGAGAAGCACCAACTATACATACTCACGAAAAAACAAACCGGCATTTGATCATAGTGTGGATTCATTTTATGATATAATACAAAAATCATACAAACGAATTAAACGAACCGTTGGAGGAACAAAATTAATACAAACATCAAAACCTATAGTAAAAACTACGTCGAGATCTCCAATAGGCAAGTTTCAAATACCAGTGAAACAATCCGTTATAAATATTCCAGAGGTAATTGATTCATCCGTATTCGAAAATAGTGGTTTTGATTACAACCCGATTGAATATAAATATTATGAAAATAAAACAGTTGATATTGAGGATAATCCAGCTGATCAATTAATTAATTCTTATAGAGAAGAAAAAACCATAGATTTAAATGACATGTTACTAGGTCAAGTGCGCAAAATACTCATTGATAATAATTATCTTAAGTTTTTCGATAGTATTTATTCTATGGTTTTAGTTTATGCTTATTTAAATCAAGGAATTCCAATAGATTATGTTAATAATACTCAACAACCACCAAGTGAATTAAAAACTATAGTTGCTAATATTATATCGTACAACTTAATTTTACCTACTCCATTTACAACACCAATATATACACAACCAATAGGTCAAATAAGCATGACACAATCTAATCCGATTTTAGTTGGAGTAGGTGGAAAGAAAAGACAAACAAAGAAAAGACAAACAAAGAAACAACGACACGTGAGAAGAACAAAAACAAAGATTTCGAAGAGGCAAAAACAAAAGTAATAAACAAGTAATATTCATTTAGCAAATATGAAAATATATTTCGCGTATTGGTGTTTTTACAAGATATGTAAAATAAAATGTAATCATTTAGTATTTTAATTTCTTATTATAAATCATATGGATAGACTAGAAAAATCAACTAGCGATGAAGGATTTATTAAAACAGTATTTCCGTTTGATGAAAATCAGAAACATTCCTTATTAAATATAATCCAATACACATTATTAACTATAATTCCTATTGTAATTATTCTCAAATTGATTAAATCATACATGCCTGAAGCAGATGAAGAAAATGGTAGTTTAGTAATATTCGTAGAAGTAATTGCTCAATTACTTGTTATGTTTTTTGCCTTATATTTCATACATAAAATAGTAGCATATATTCCCACATATAGTGGAAAAATTTATGAAGCATTCAGTATCACAACTACTATACCAGTTATTTTGTTATTAGCATTAACCATGCAATCTAAATTATCAGAAAAGGTTCAAATATTAATAGATAGATTAGCTGACTTATATGACGGTCAAACATCCAGTAAGAGTGATAAACAAGCACCAAAAGGACAAGGACAAGTTCGTGTAACACAGCCTTTATCTCAACAATATTCTTCCCAAGGACCTCCTCAACAAGCTGTAGCACCACCTCCAGCTCAAATGACAAATAATAAGAGTCAATCTAACGAATATTCTATTCCACAGACACCTAATTTTGACAATATGTATGCTGGTCCTGAAACACCACTAGTGAATGCTGCCAATCCCCCAATGGAACCCTTTGCTGCCAATGATTTCTTAGGCGGATCCTTTGGAACTCCTTTTTAAATAATTAAATTTATATTTGTAATAATTTAATTATTTTATTTATATTGTAAAACATATTTATTGTCTATTTTTAGGAGATGCTTGAGGAACTCCCATTTTACTAGAATTTAATGCTTGGTCTACTTGTCTATTAGCCATACCAGATGGGTGATATTGAGTCATCATAGAATTACCTTTATTCGCCATAGATTTGCCCATAGATTTGCCAGTGTTCATAGCAGACGATCCATAACCTTCTACTACTTTAGCTGCAACAAAGCTAGTAGGATTACTATATTTTTGTGCATTATACATTTTTTTTGTGTTATTTTTCATATTTTCTACGTGAGGAGCAGCAGCGGTTTTAGCTTTAGCAACATTTGCATTCATACCTTTAACTAATTTGTCTGCGTGGGGTGCAGCAGCCTTTTTAGCAATTTCATACTGCTTATTTGCTTCAGCAGCACCTTTATTCATGTGTGTTTTTAAGGAATCCATCATACCTCCTGCCTTTCTTGTTCTTCTTCTTTTACCATTGTTTTTTCTTCTATATGACTTTGCCATTATATAAAGTTATTAGAATAAAAAATAAACGAAGTAATATTGCTAAATATTTACAAATAATCATTCTTAATTTCATTACTTAAATAAGTACTCTTTCCAATAGCTCGGATTATTTTGTTAGTTTCCTTTTCATCAGTTTCAATACTTGTCATAGAATTAAATACCAAACGCGTCATTTTTGTCTGTAAATTATCATCCTTATCCCATCCTGTATTTGCATCTTTCCATTTAGAAATAGTTGTTCGTTGTTTTAATGAAAGTGTCTTAATACCGCTTAATAATAGAGTCAATTCATTATCCTTCTCCCATACATTATTGTCCTTAACATACATTGTTTTTCTAGAAGGATCTGTACAATGTATTGGTCTTTCTAAAACATCCATATTATTCAACCCATTTGTAATCAATGTTGTAATACTTTTTGTTAGTCCATTTTCAATAGTATTGTCATATGTTTCATTAGTAATTGGTAAGGAATGTATAAAATCTGTTAAATTCATAGCATTCTTACAGTGTTCATTTAAAAACATATTAATATTGAATTGATTATTTGTTGTTGTATTATGACTATTGCTTGTAATATTATTGCCCTTGATGTATGGAATCATTTCTACAAAGGTTTTCTGTATGTCTTGATTCTCCTTGAGCAACAATAGAACCAATTCTTTAAAATCGCTTTCTTTTTCCTTAGATAATGTAGTTATTACTTCACTAGAAATATTACTTTCATTATCTACACTGTCAAGGGGCATGTTACATTTTAATTTATGATTATAAAGAGATGCCCTATGTTTATAACCTTTATTACAATGTTCGCAGCAAAATAGAGTGGGGTTTTTTTGGGCTTTTGTGGGTAAAATTGGGTAATTGGTGGGGTTTATGTGTTTCAGTGTGGATATATGTCGATTATAATCCCTCTTGTTGCTACACTTAAAGTCACATTTTTCACAAGAAAATACTGATATATTAATTGGGGCATTTGGGTAATACAACATGCTTGATATATGTTTTTGTGTAGATATATGTCTTTTAAAATCTTTTTTATTGCTACATATAAAGTCACATATCTCGCATATAAAATTTGGGGGGTATTTAAGGGCATTCATATTGTATCAATGTTGTATATTATACAATTGTATATTATTTCTAAATATAATTCGTAAAATATAAATTATTTTTGTCATAACAAACTGTTTTTTTCTGAAATAGAAATTAGAGCTTTATGCTCTAAATGACATTTTCACTGTTTTCTCAATTCATAAACCAAATATCAAAAAAACACACAAGAAAACCTTGTGTAATTTTTGAAAATCAATAATGAAATTTGAAAACACGTAAAATGTAAATATACTACATATATCTAAATACAACTACTTTTTTTGATAGACAATAGTTGCCTTGATATGTAGTGTCTCACTACATGCTACTACATGGGTGATTTTTTATAAAAAGGTCATGTAGAGAGTTGTTGCCTACATAAAAACTATCCTCCTAATTCCCGAAAGTTAAAAAGTAGGTTGTTCATTTGGCCAAAACGGAGGATAAAATTTTACCCATTTTTTACCCCATTTTTATTATATAACGTCTTCCAAAACAACCAAATACAATATACAAATATAGGAATTGACATTTTGGGGGATATAATAACGTATATAAATATTGTGCGATAAAATATATAAAAATAAATTATTATTTTATATATGTCAAAAGAAGAAAAAAATACTCATTTAGTAAAGGCGCTAGATAATGAGAATAATGAGAGTATAATGAACTACAATAGTCGTCTAATAAAAACCATAAAAAATGATTACTTACAAAAGCTAATTCTTCCACGTGAAAAATTAAAGGAATATCATACTAAATTAAAAGACTACAGATATGTAGACGACTTAGCCGATATTCAATATGGTCGATATATTAGATGGATTAATTTAAAAAATCCCGAAAAAATCGAGCTTACAAGAGGGGGAATGATAATTGATATTAAGATTTTAGGTAACGGGATTCATGTAGTATGTAAAAATACATATAATAATCGATTTCAAATAAAAATAGACGAATGTTATATTTTTCAAAAATTAACAGATCAAGAAAAAATACTGTTATTAGCATTAGATTATATTCAAAAGTAAGTATTATAATTTAATTATATTTTTCCAAGTATTTTTTTCCAAGTATTTATTTGTTGAATGGCTTGATTATGGAGTGCTAGATAATGTGTATTAGCATATTCTGTTGTAAATAGATTGTCCTCAGCATGTTTAAATATACGGTGTTGAAAGAGAACTTCTGCATGATCGTACGCATCTGTGAATGAATGTTTATTAACTTTCATGTCGAAAATGATACATCTATCAAAATCATATGCAGATAATAAATCTGCCTCTCTAACGATATGATATGCGGATTGATAAATACCTAATTCTGGGAATCCATCTTTCTTAACCGTCGAATACGACATTGTCTGGATAATTTTCGAAATAATTTCATTTTCAACAGGTGTAGTAATTAAGCTGAGATGGTCTGTGATTGCCTTAATACCTTCAGATTCATCCATATATTTTTTGTCACACATATCATGTAGTGCTGCTGATATATAAATAATATTTTTATGGGATTTAATAACAGGATTCTTACAAATTTCTTTCTCATAAATATTATGAGCATATTGTAGTACATTCATACTATGTGAAATATCATGGGATTCGTCAATTCGGTGCTTACTTGATGTTTGTAGAATAAACTTGAATAGCTTATTAAACAATATCATACTCATTTTTAATAGTTGTAATAGTTGTAATAGTTGTAATAGTTGTAATATATAATTTTTATTAAAATATTTCAATTTTATTAGTAATTCTTTTTAGTCTTATTAAATTTAACCTTTTTACTAAATTTCCTTAGTCTTTTTTTAGTAGTGCCTTTTTTTGAAACAAATTTTGGGGATTTTTTACATTTAAAGTTATAAAAATCAATATTTCTATTTTTAAAAATAGATTTTCTACAAATAGCAATAGCAGACTTTTCGTTAATCCTCTTATTATCAACCCGTTTTATACATTTACATAATTTACTAGCTAATATATTTTCAGCTAATATTTTATTTGAGGTCTGCTTATCATTTTGGATATTATAATAGTTTACAATTTTCTTATAGTCATTAGAATTTAAATCCATACACGGAGTATATTTATTGGTTAGATTTTTTATAAAATTATATTGTATATGACTAAAATTGATACAAAGATTGTAGTATTTGATTTAGATGAAACATTGGGTTATTTTACAGAATTTGGAATATTTTGTGATTGTTTAGATACATATTTTGAAAATAAAACATACAGTAGTGCTAATTTTAATAAGCTATTAGATTTATATCCAGAATTTTTACGCCCTAAAATTTTAAATATTCTAAATTATCTAAAAGAAAAAAAGAAGACAAAAAAATGCTATAAAGTAATGATATATACAAATAATCAGGGTCCTAAATCGTGGGCAAAAAGTATATCAGAATATTTTGATTATAAAACCAATTATAAATTATTCGACCAAATAATAGCAGCATTTAAGATAAGAGGTGAAAAAATAGAATTGGGTCGAACTAGTAATGATAAATCAGTAGACGATTTATTTAGATGTACAAAATTACCAGAAGATATTGAAATATGTTTTGTAGATGATTTATATCATGATGGTATGACTGAAGATCGTGTATATTATATAAACGTAAAACCATATTATCATAAACTAACTATTCATAATTTAATGTTGCGTTTTTTAGATTCATCAATGGTTAAAAATATAAAAAACAAGACTGAATTTATTACAATAATTGAAAATGAGTTTAAAAAATACAAATATAGAATGACTGAAAAATCTAAAGAAGAACAAGATATAGACACTATTATTGGTAAAAAAATGTTTCAACATATAAAACAATTTTTCTATGAAAATAATAATAAGACATTAAGTCGTAAGAAAAAGAGCAATAAAAGAACACTAAAGAAAAGATGATTAATTTTACAGCTTTACACGTTTAATAAATTCGACTGCTTCTAAATTGCGCCCATACTGACTAATAGTAGTAGTAGCTAATAGGAAAAATGCAGATGAGAATACCACTTTTCTATCAAATTCGGTAAATGTAGATTTTGTAAATGGATTGAATCGAATAAGTAAAAATCCAATTACATAATATTTCATAATGTTTTCTAACATATCTAAATATTGGGGGTTATAATATTCAATCTTGAAAAAGGCAATTATATAAAGTAAATATGAAACATATAAAGCCATATCAAAAAATACTTCGTGATATTTAACCATATATATTAGTTAATTATTATTATTTGAATCAGTAGAATTGTCAGATGTATATACACTTAATGACCTAGCACTAGAGTCAGTAGCATTACAATATTTAGGCATCCAAAAATAGGGAATAATTTCATCTTTTTCTGGATAATATGAATTGAAAAGTTCTCTATAATATAATTGTTCTTTAGTAGTGGGTGTATTAACTGTATATTTGGAAGATAGTTGATTGAATTCCTCGTCAGTATATTTACTGTCAATATTGTCCTGAATAATTTCATACCATGATCGTTCAGTGGAACTTACACCATCGCTGAATGCTTCCTTCTTTCTCCATAAAATATTTTGTGGTAGTAGAGTTGGATTCATATACTGAACTGCGCCACGAATCAGATATTTTTCTATAGCATTAAAATTATTATGATTGCGAACATGTGATGGAATTTGTAAATAATTTAATACAAACGACCTATCCAAAAAAGGTGTTCTAGCTTCAAGACCATGACAAGATACAGTTCTGTCACTTCTCAATACGTCAAAATATTGAATATCATTTAATAATCGCTTACATTCATGATCAAATTCAATATTGGATGGACAGTTATGGAAATATAAATAACCACCAGACACTTCGTCAGAACCATCACCATTAAAAATAACTTTGGCATCACTATGTTCTGAAATATATTTAGCCACAAGATAATTACCGACACTCGCTCTAACTGTGGTTGTATCATAACTTTCAATATTATAAATAACTTCGGGAATAGCAGAAAAGAATTCTTGTTCGGTCAAAATAATTTCAGTATGTTTTGAATGAATGTGATCGGATACTTCCTTGGCATATTTAAGATCAGATCCACCTATCATTCCGATACTATATGTTTGTAATTGCCCCATTGGAATAAATTTAGCAACAAGTGATGTGATTAAACTACTATCTAATCCACCAGATAACAGACACGCAAGATTTGTATCCATTGTAATAACTCGTTTTTTTACTGCGTGTAATAAATCATTATAAATTTGCGAATAATAACGATTCATATTATCTACAGATGCTAGTGATGGTGGATTTGGATTAATAGTATGATTATAAACAAATGAGTTATATTTCTGAAGTGATTCGTCAAATCTTACATAACCATCAGCTTGTAAATCAAATGACATGTATGATCCTGCATTAAAATTATGACATTCTTGTGTCAAGTCGGTAATTTGTTTTAAAAGCGACGCACATACTAAATATCCGTTACACTTGCCATAATATAAAGGTCTAACGCCATATGGGTCTCTGGCAATATATCCCTTTTTAATATTGGAATCGTATAATACGAATGAGAAAACACCATCTAAATTTTGTAACGTATATTCAATACCATATTTCAAATACATGTGTAAAATGGCTTCACAATCAGAGTTGGATTTAGGTGTAATATCTAGCATAGAATATATTTCTTTATAATTATAGATTTCTCCATTACAAATTATATATACTCCATCGTAAACAAGTGGTTGATTTGAAATACTATCTAAACCATTAATGGCTAAACGATGAAATCCAAACATAACTTGTTCATTAATGACAGATAAAATTGAATGTTCTGGACCACGACATTGTCCTTTATTAAAACAATTATCAATAATTGATTTATTAAAAAAAAAATTGATAGGTGCATCTGTATTCTTTATGATCGCAAAAATTCCACACATGATATTATGAAAAGTAGATATAGCTTTAGGTAATTTATCAAAAATATTATATCATAATTATATATTAATGAATCCGAATACAATAAGTAAAATGCATGGAGTAGTAAATGGCTATTTTAGATGTAATGAAGAAAGAGACGAAGAATTAAATAATAGAATTTCAAAAAGAAATATTCCTTCAAATAGTTTACAGCCTCAATACAGCATAAGACCTGTAAATACAAAATATGGATATATGCCAATATTAGATCAATATAAAGAACCTAAAACACCATTAAATACTTACACACCATATTCAACGACAAATACATTTAATCCCGGAAGTGCCCAAGCTCCTTGGACTGGATTTTCAAACAATGTAAATGTGGAGTCAACGTTAAGAAATCAATTTTTTGCGTTACAAAAATGCGAACAATCTGAATTTGTTCCATCATCTAATAGTGATTTATATAAAACGACAGTAGATTTTAAACCAATGGAACAAACACATCCATTGTTATTTAACAAACCAGAATTTGCTCCTTTTAACCCCAATACATTAAATGTTGGAAACAATTTATTTAACAATCATACAAGATATGATATTAAAAACAGTGATTCGTGTTAATTATTAATAAATACTCATCGATATATGTAAATGGATATATCAATGAGTGACTTAGATAATATATCATTAGAATGTTTTTCAAATAGGGGACAATATGATTTATTAGTGAAAAAAAGTGCTATTATTGCTGATAATACATATTTAAGCGATAAACGATTTTATAAAAAGAGAATAATAGATTTAACAAAAAAGGTATTTAGAAATGAAATTGATGATACTCATGTAAAATTTTCGTTTGATAATTATGTAAAGACGTGTATAAAATATTTAAAGTTTACAGACAAGAAAGAAATATATCAAGAACAATATGAGAATATAAATCAAGAGGAAGTTCCATATGAAAAAAATGATATAATAGAAACATCATATGATGCTTGTGATTATTTAATATGTAAACCAGAAGATATAAAAACATTAAATTTAGATACATTTGTTAAAAAGAAAACAGTTGCTGTAAAACCGATGGTGATGCCAAAAAAGGTAGAAATAAATATAAACAAACCTGAATATAAAATAAAAGGTATTAAAAAAAAGAAAAATATCACTAATAATTATGAAGACACAAAAGAAAAATAAGGGACATAAGGAACACAAGCGAATAACAAAACGTACAAATAAAATAGAAAAGTATGTAAAGAGGCGATTAAATTGTAGTCCTAATCCAGACAATAAAAATAAATCTTATACGTGTTATAGTGATAAATCATTATTGAAAATGAGAAAATATTGGAATGCTAGACATCCTCGTGATAAAATAAATTCTGTTAATCCAACCGAAATATGGAAGGGTTTAAAAACGTACATGGCAAGTAGCTGTAAACGAGAATCATGTTGGTTACGAAGTAAATTTATGGAAGGGAAATTAGATAATGAATTAGTAAATTATACATTTGCACCAAATGCACCCAAAGATTGGAAACTGAATCCTAATGAATGGTTAAGTAGTTTGGATATAGAAGCTGTAATGAAACAATATGAGCAATCTTACAAGTGTTTTGAATTTTTAGGACCTTCACCAATAGATTACGACCATCACAAATTATATGGAGAATGTGTATGGGAAGAATTATGTAATTTAAATATAAGCGATCAAATAAAGCGCAATATAAATAAAATTGGAATTATTTTAAACACTGATCCTCATAATAAGTCTGGTGAACATTGGATTTCATTATTTGTAAATATTAAAAGGAAGGTAATTGTATATTTTGATAGTAATGGAAATACACCACCTAAACAGGTACAAAAATTAATGAACGAAATAAAAAATCAAGGTAAACAATTAGGTATGGATTTTACAATATATAAAAATAAAATAGAACATCAACAAACCCAGTCAGAATGTGGAATGTATAGTTTATATTTTATAGTTGAAATGTTAAAAGATAAGGATTTAACATATTTTTTAGAGAATAAAATTGATGATTCCGAAGTTTTTAAATTAAGAAACAAATATTTCAATGTAATTTAAATATTAATTCCGTATCATTTAAATATTAATTAATATCACTTATATAATGGAGTATTTAAGTGATAAGAATAAAGAGATGTTGTGGGGATTATTACAAGAAAATAATATTTTTTCAGGTATACCTAGCGAGAATTTTCAAAAAATAAAGTCAATATTTGATAATACGATGTATGAAATTAATAGACGAGGTGATAAAAATTTAATGGAAAAAAATAAAATGACTGTAGAAGATTTAATAATTAAAATGAAACTTGAAAAAAACACAAACGGTAACACAATGTCAAAATCTAAGATTCAAGTTGTATATAAATCCTCAAATTTAAAAGAGGAAAGAAATCAGCAATTTAATACAAAACTTGAAGAGCAGCAAACAGAATTGAACACCTTACTTAATCCAAAAAAACCCTCTTCAATAAATTTTGCAGATTCGTCTGACAATGAGGATAAGCCAATTGGAAATGATATGGATAGATTAATTGCAGAACGTATGGCAACAAGGGAAAGAGAATTAGATGTTCCAACATTGACAGAAGAAGGTGAGAAGTGGTTAAGTAATAATAATTCTAATAAAATAGTAAAAGGTGTAGATTTAGATGAAGAAGAGAAACGAGTATCATTTAAAACGAAAATATCAGAAGACATAGTTGAATATAATATAAATACAGATATAGAGACAGATACAAAGGTAAAACCAACACCAAATATAACAGATTTATTTAAGAAAATAAAAAGAAAACCTACAATAGATACAGACATATCCACAAACACATATAATTTTTCTATAAAGGAAGAAATAGAACTATTGATAAAAAAACAAGATTCATTAATAGCCGAAAATATTGAAGTTAAAAATCGTTTAAATATATTATTAAATAAAATATAATATAATAATAATAATAATAATAATAATAATAATGTCTAGTCGAAAGAATAGTTTTGATAATAAAGATAGGTGTAATAGCCGGGATTCCAGAACGTGGAGTATTGGAAGTTTTGGAAGTATAGAATCTATAAAAATGGATGATGAAGAAAAGAGAAAAGAAAAGGGAAAAGAAAAGGGAGCGGGAAAAGATAAACCCATTAGGCGACGACTAAGAGAAATGAATATTGATGATATGCGAAAATCACCTAATCCAACATATTGGGGATTAATAGATTTATTGAAAAAAACACAGAATAATCATAAATAATCATAAATAATCACAAATAATTTATAAAAATAATAAATTATAAATTATTTATACTTGAACAAATTTAACCTTTCCATCAGGTTTTTTAATTAGTCTACCAATTAATATAGGATCTGTTCCATATTTAACCGCGTCATTGTAACTTTCCAAATCATAAACCTCAAGTCTTGCCTTATATAGAGCGAATGATTTTTTAACTCCATTAATAGGAATTTTAATTTCTTCTGCTTTCCATGTAATTTTTTCCTTATTTACTTGTGTAACCATATCTGACTCTTCGTTGGAAATAGAAGGTTTGAATGAAAATGAATTAGGACTTGATTTTCCAAAAGTAAAACATTTAACAGAGTCTTTTTGACCTGGTTTATTATATACAGCACAATCCATAGACGATTCTTTCACAGCATTTAATATTTGTTTAGATATTTCTTCTTTAATAGTAGATATTTCGTATAATGCTTCATCACTAGTAACAGGTATGGCGTCATTTAATTTACTTCCATCATTTAATTTTAGTTCACGGGCATTTTCACCTTCTAATTGACTAGCGGTAAACTCCATTAAATATAAAAATACATTGACTGTTCTAAGTTCGGTTTGTAAGTTTTGATGACTACAAATTCTTCTAGCTCTACCAATAACCTGTTCCACTCTAACAGGATGCCAAATTTCACCATAAAGATTATTTGTAGAAATCGGTAATAATTCAGATGTAATTGTATCAGGAACTTGTTCCCAGTCGCCATTATAGATATTACGAATCAGTTCCTTTTCTTCGGCATCTTCAGTACCTGTATATAATGCAAATGTAGGTTTACCTTGTTCTGATTCGGGTATATTTAATACCCATAATCCAGCATCATTCTTTTTAATTTTAAATTGAGTGAAACCATTTGCTTCTAAAACAAGTTTTAAAATACCAACACCTTCAATGGTTCTGAATTGAGTATAAATAAGATGGAGACCTTTATATTCGGGGTCCTTGATATTTTCTAATACAGCTAAAAATTTAGGACTCAATGTTTCTAGTCCTTTAGGCGATAGAAATTTAGCAGCATTTTCTTTTAAAAAGGTCAAACTATCTTTAATTCTTTGATCATATGATTCGTCTTGGTCTTTCTTAGCTTTGGATTCTAATAGTTCAATATCATCTGCGCCATATAGTCCATCCGTATTATTAATCTTATCTCTCACAGCAATTGCATCCAATATATCTTCGTCCATAGATTCTGTTATACCATTTAATCCCTTATCTGAATTAGGAAATGGTCTAGGATTTTCACTTGGAAACACAAAATTACAAAATGCTCTGGAAAAAATACGGTATGTTGATACTGAATCTTTATAAAGGTCATCATTTGCTGCAGGTTTTTTTTGTTTTTTACTTGATTTTTCTAGTTTTCTCTCTTCTATTCTGGCTTGTTCGTATATACCAAATTGATAATCACTCATAGGAAGTTTAATTACTTTAAAGTCAGTATCCTTATTAAAATCAGGCATGAGTTGTTCTTGGGCACTTTTAAAATAAGAGGTTAATCCGAGAATTCGCCGTTTGAATAGTCCATCGTTTTTGATTTGTTTTGTTGTAGAATCAATAAAAAAATTTTGAAAAGAGTCAATATTATCAGGTAAAGCCTTAAAATTTTCTACTTGAATACTGGAAGCACTTACTTCAATATCATTTTGTTTTAGAATAGCGGAAATGAGTCTGACGAAATCGTCATCAGATAAATTACCTTTACTTTTAACCTTGAAATTTGTAACACCTTTGTAGGTGCCATCTTTATTGATATTAATAAATCCGAATGGATTTCTAGTGACAGTAAGTATTTTAGAAGAAGGTTTATAATCCATGAAATCCAATATTTGGAAATCATTGAATATATTAATCATTTCCTCCTTGTTAATTTTTTTAGTTGATTTTATATTTATAGGGAAAGACCAGGTCTTAATATATCCTCGTAATATATTGAATAATATAGCAATTTCATTTGGATAATTGATAATTGGTGTACCTGTAAGCAATACAATTTTACAATTTTCGGCATTCATTAAATATTCATACATTCTCATAGAAAGAGATTCAGGACGTTTAATCTTGTTTACAATTCTACTGATGAGATTATGTGCCTCATCAACAATAACAACTTTATTATCAAATGGATTTATTGTATAATCTCTCGTCAAATCTTTTAAATGACTATTTCTAAGACCATTATAGTTAATAAATCTATATTTGTTCGTAATCATTTCATTAATTTGTAAGTCTAGACTTGTTTTTTGTTCTGCTGTTAATTCTCCAAAATTGGATAGTTTCTTAACATTAACTAACCAAGCACCTCCATGTTTTCGAATATAATCTTTTGATAAACTTAAAACGCCAGATAAAGTATTGATAATAACCTCAATTGGTGCTTTTTTATCACCGGTAGAAATAAATTCCCAATATTGATTTGTCTTGTATATTAAGTCACCACAAGATTTTAATTCTTGTAAATAATTCATTCTAAGTGAAGCCGGTGTCATTACAATAATTTGTTTATCCGTTTTCATACCCTCAGCAATAGCAATAGAACTACACGTTTTACCACTACCTAAACCGTGATATAATAATAATCCACGATATGGTGTGTATAAATTTAAATAATCTCTAACTACTTTTTGATGTGTTAATAATGAAAAGGCGGCATCCTTTGGTCTATCACAAGATATAGTTGATTGTAATGATTCAAAATCTTCTTTGAATGGTTTAAAAAGTTTGTTTATAAAATTAACAAAGACTTCTCTATTGTTCATGTAGTAAGAATTTGCTCTATACAATACCTTTTTATCTTTATCAGGTAATCTGGTAACAAGTTTAGCATCACCCAATAATTGTTCCATATCAATATCATCGCTAATAATGGTCATATCAGGTTTAGTTGTTTTTCTTTTTACAGATTCTTTTGTCCCGGTTAATTCTTTTGTCCCATCAGAAACCAATTTTAATTTTTTTGAGATTTTTTTCGCTTTTTTAGCAGGTGTGGTAATAGGTGTTGGTGCTCTTTCTTTAGGATATTTTAAAGAAACATATGTATTAAGTTTTGTAATAAATGTATCCCGATCAATCAATTTATCCTTTGTTTTATCAACAATTTTGGTTTGAATAACGACTGGTTCGTCTTGTATAGGTTGAGCTATTTTAACCATAATTTGTTCTATCTTCTTTGGATTTGGTTTAACTCTTAATTTTTCTAAAATACTCGTAGACATCTATATT